TCTAGATTACCTGAGAATGACATTTGCAACCACTGATAAGTTAAGAAACCCGCAATTGCAGTACCCGTGACAGTTTTTAGTTTAGGGTACTTGTCTAAAAATTCATCTACCTTTATAAGTCCTTTCTGTAGTCCTTGTACTGCATTAGTAGCTGCAACTTTATCAGCTGCAAAGTTTACTGCACTATCTATTGTTTTTAATCCGTCTAGTGCAACTTTACCCGCACCCATGCCAACTGCCTTAACTGCTTTAAAGACACTTTTTTCTTTGATTGCGTTTACTAGATTGTCTCGTTCAACACCTATGTCTTTTACTAAATTATTGACTTCACTCGTTAATGCTTTCTTTAAAGTTGGGTGTTTACTCAAAGGTTCATTATATCTATCTTTACTTGGTTGGTCTGGGTCATCAGAACTTGTTTTAGTATCAACACTATCTTCCGAGTCTTTCTTTGTATCTTTATCTTTAGTCGCAAGATACTTTTTCATATCTTTTGCGGTATCAGACTGTGGTCTATCTTTTATATATTGTTGTATATACTTGTCACCTTTACCAACCCAAGACGGTTCTTTCTTTTCAGTAAGTACAATGTTATCAAGAATATCACACCAATCTTCGTAAGTACATTCTTGTAATTCACGATGCACTTGTTGTTCAAACAAGAAAGTTCCTTCGGTAAGTTCCTGAGTGTCTATGTAGGTTTTGAGTCTCACTTGGTGATATCTCCCGTAGTCACATACATTCTTTTATTTGTGGGTAAATGAATTGCAGAATATATATCGAGTCCTAAGACTTCTCCTACGGGTTTTGAGTCTTCTTCAAGAATTCTTATCTGGTCATCTTTATTTGTGTCTTCGTAAATAGATGACATACTATCATGTTTCATTCTGTAGACGCCAGGTGACAATTGTTTGTCATCTAACATAAACCACTGAGTATCTTCTGCGAGAATATCTAACATATCAATACCAGTTTCATCGTGTATTTTTTGTATCTGTTTATCATTCAGATTACCACTTTCTTTGATAAGATATAAAGCTGCACCATATCTTGCAATTGCAGATTTACCCGCAGGCACTTTTGCCATTAGTTTCTTTAGGTTTACAACTAATCTAATAAAAGAAGTCCAGTGTGTTGATAACTCAACTCTACCGTCCATAGATAATTTAAGTTCTTCTTTCTTTTTCTTATCTACCTTTCCGTCTTTATCAATTAAACCAATCTCATATGCACCCATTTTCTCAAAGGGTGTAGTAAGTAGTTTTAGAAAACGAATTGTGTATACAAAGTCCGCAGCTGATTTTAGAATTCCCATGTCTGTATTTATATATTTTTGATTTCTCTTAACTTCTCAACAACTTCCTTGTTCATTTTTATATTTGTATACTCGTCATTTTTAATAACATTTAGAAATAAAAGAAAAGGTTTTAATACATTCCAGTAATCTACTTCGAGTTTAAGTTCTAGGATATTAAGACCAGCCTCAATATCGAAGACATTGAAGATTACAATAAGATGATTAAGGATAAGTCTTTCAGATAACTGACCACTATCACGATGACGATTGAGTAATCGTTTGATATATTTAAATCGTTTTAAGTCTTCGAGAAACTCTTCACTATCAATACACTTTGGATTGTAATAGTTCTGAGCCGCATAGAGTAATAAATTATCTTTCGTCAGTTTCATGATATACTATTATGTATATCAATTCTAACTAAAAAGACCCTTTACTTTTTCTAAAAGTTTAGATTTAGACTTTCTTCTATCTAACTCGACACCCTTGGTTCTTGCAAGTGCTTCGAGTTCTACTTTAGTCATATCGTCTATAGACTTATTTCCTACTGGAGCTTCGGTTAATACTTGTGCGTTTTTTGGTGCGGAACTACCGTTGAATAAATCTATTTCTTCTGTAGTAAATCCACCACTCACGTATAATTCACCTGTGTTTGGGTCTTCCCAACCGTTTGCAGTAGGTACTGCGTTTTCGCACCATGCGGGTGCAACTGGTTTATTTGCCATTGTTTTTTTCTCCTTTAATCATTGGTAAGTCTTTTGGGTCATTGTCTTTATATTGTTGACTTGTACCTTTATCTCCATTCTTTCTTTTTGCCATTCTTTCTAAAAATGACTTTGCATCTTTAGTTCTTGCATCAAAAGGATTTTTTGGAGTTTCTTTACTTGCAATGATATTTTTCATTTCTGGTACAGTTGTACCTTTTAATGCTTTAACTGCCAAGTCCATAAGAGTAGACTCTTTGGTTTCTTTAGGTGCATCATGAGTATATCCCATTTTGTCCATTTTCACGTGGTCTGCATAAGTTTTTGCCATTGTACCTTTACCCGTTTTAGGGTCATACATCATGTGTGGTTTGAAATCTTTTTCGTCCATACATTCTGTTTGTTCAGTACTTTCTTTGGTGACAGATTTTTTACCTTCACCGTCTTTGACTTCTTTGTCTTTGACTGGTGCTTCGGTAGACTTGATAACATTCTTGTCTCCTTTCGCAGTTTGTTGTTTAACGTGTTTACCTTGTTTATTACTTTTTTGACTATCTGTAGTAGTCTCTGCGTCTTTCTCACCGTCTACAACAGTATCTTTTTTACCGTGTGCATCAATGAAGTCAGTTTCATCTTTTGACCTTTCTTGATTAATATCATCATAAGACTCTGGGTCAGAACCGTCTTTCTCTTTTTTCTTTTTACCAACTGCATCAGCACCTGATAATTCATTTAATAAAGAAGTGAATTGTGAAACTTGTTCTCCAATCTTAGAAATTTCTGCAGTCTTACCGTCACCGTTACCGTTTCCATTTTTCTTTTTCTTATCTTTGGAAATGATTTTGACATCTTTACCGTCATCTTCTGGTTCTTCGACATCATCTTCTTTCTCACCATTGTCTTTCTTAGGAGGCATTGGTGGTTTCTTTTTCTTCATTGGTTTTTCGTCTGAGTCCATTTGTGGTGCATCATCTTCTTCATCATTGTCAACATTAACTGTGACATCATCTTCAAGTTCTTTTTTCTTTTTTTTGTCACCACTAGTATGATTTGCTTCGTCAATAATTTCCATATCCTTTGCGGGTACTTCTTTTTCGATACCGTGTGCAAACTCAACATCATACCATTCAACATATCCGTTGTCATCTGGTATTGCATGTGACTCATATACTGGTTTACCTAAACCAAACTCTGGGTGGTTTACATATGTTGCACAATCGTGGTCTTTAGAGTGACACATCGCACGAATGTCATCTCTGGTAAATGACTCTTTGTATACTGATTGTGTTTCATATTCTTTACCAGCAAATACAAACTTGTCGTCACCATTGTCTTTTGCTTTCTTTGCAGCCATTCTAAAACCATTTTGACTTTCTTTAGATATTGCTTTAGATACTGCCTTTCTTCTTTTGTGAAGATATTCATCAGAAGAGTCTACATCACCGTCATTATCAATATCTTTATCTTTACGGTTATCGAACTTCTTCTTAACAGCTTTAGGTTGAACTGCGTCTAACCCGTCACCGTCATCTGACTTATCGTTCTTGTTTGTTTCGTCAAGAACTTCTTCTTTTGGTTCGTACATACTTCTGTATGCTTCGATTATACTTTTATTTACTTCTGTCATGTTTATCCCCAGAACATATTTGCGATGACAGATGCGGATACAGTGGCACAAGCAACAATTACAATCCAGAATACTTTATGTATTACTGAAACTGTTTGTGCGTTTGTTTGTACTTGAAACTCAATCGCATCTAGTTTAATTCCATGTTTATTCATACGGTCATGACCGTTGATTAGTTGAGACTCCATACTTGCAATCTTCTCTTCTACTCTTGCGAGTGAGACTATTGCATCGGATAGTTTATCGATTTTATCTTCAATTCTATCCAGTCGGGTTGTTTGACTTTCTCTGACCATTAGTTCCCATATGAATAATTATACTTTTATTTATACAAATTGGTATCTCTGAATACCATTCTTATATTTATTTTTATTATCTTTCATGTATTTTTCGCATAATAATATGCATTCATCTAAAATACTATAATCTAATTCTAGATAATCAAATATTCTAATCAATTGTTCCTCTCTTTCTATATCATCTTCGGTATGTAATACTTTCATAGGGTCTACTTCCAGATAATCATATCCTTCTGGTATCAGGTCAATATATTCTTTTGTTAAGTCTATATTGAATTGTAAAGGGTTTTCCCAGAAATTATGAAAATTTGGTCTGTGTCTCCATAACATTTCTCCTATTTTAGAAAGTGCAAACTGTTTATCGTAAAAGAAAACTTCTCCCCATTTTCTTAAATTATCTTCTGGTGTGACATTATTATCCTTAATAAATTGTGTATGGTTTTGATAAACTTTATAATCATTTACTGTAAATACTTTTTGGTAACATAAATCACGACAATACGTTGCACCTTCTTCCTCAGTGCAATTGAGTATTATTGTTTTAGAAACATTCCAATCTGTATATAATCCTTTTCTCCATTCTTCTGTTTGAGTATTATATCCATAACCATGGTCTACTCTAAGTGTCCATTTATCTGGAGAAGTAACCCACAACTTCTGGAAGAAATCTTTAGGACTATAGTTCGTAAGACATTCACTGTCTATACCCCAACCCAAATAGTATTGTGACAAGTTATCAAACTGGTCTCTTTTAAATTCGTATTTTACTGCGTTAGGGTCGTTATCACAATCTTTGTGAAACTCAAACACTGAATGGTTTTGCATCATGGTAGCAAAGAACTCACCACCGTTTCCACCTACATAATGTACATTAAGTAATTTGTTTCTCAATTGTCTACTTTCGCAGAACCTCTCCATTGATAACATGACCAATATCTCGCTTTCCACTTAGGGCCAGGATTATCACAATTGTGTCTTGCACGAAAGGATTTTCTTCTTTCTGGGTCGTCTCTTTTGATAGACATTTTAGGGTCACCAAATCTAACTACTACGACTTTACCCTTTTCATTCTTTACGTATACTTTAAATTTTTTATTGGGGTTTTCAGATGTACGGATAGGGTCATTGAGTTTGACCTTTTTTCCTTGATACTCCGACTCTGTAATAAGTAGGTCTGAAAAAGATTTTTTCATTTTAATTCTACTTTACCGTTAGGTAATATTTTTACACTAATTCCAAGTATTTTTCCTATTTGAGTCATCAACTGAACTCTTCTATTCAGTCCTTCTTTTGATAATTTTTTGACCATTCT